CTAGCTGATGCTTTACTAGAACTCTTAGGATTCAATCCACAGAATCCATACATACATATTACAAATAAAATTCAAATGATAAATAAATAGGAGATAGAAAAATGCCAGTTAAAATACATGGGAAGGACTATAAAACAGTAGCAGAAAGAGTTACTGAATTTCATAATGAGCATAGTGATAAGAATATATCAATAGTTACAGAGATTATTCAGTTTAAAGATGATATAGTAGTAATGAAGGCAGCAGTTAAGATTGGAGATAATGTTTTTACAGGTCATGCAATAGAAGATAAGACATCATCAAAAATTAATGAGTATAATTACATAGAATGTGCAGAAACGAGTTGCATAGGTCGTGCGCTTGCCTCAGCAGGCTACTTAGGATCTGAGTTTGCAAGTGCAGATGAGCTAGTTGGTGCTTTAAACAAGCAAAATACACCTTCTAAGGCTAAAAAAGAAGATTTGAGTGGTGATGGTTGGAGAGATCAACCTATAGGCTTTAAGAGTGGTAAAAATGAAGGCAAGAGTTATAGGGAGGTAGATTCTGAAACTCTTATTTGGATTATTGAGCAATGCAAAGTAGAGGCTTGGAAAGAAAAAGCTGCTAAAGAAATCAACATCAGGTCAGGTGAAGTTGAGCAAGAAATTAACCCTAGAGTCAGCAAAGAAGAAGCTGATAGCTTATTTGATTAAGGAGATAATGATGAAGAATATTAAAAGTATAATTATAGGCTTTTTACTAGCCACTTGTATGTTTTTAATGATGGGATCTAGCAGTATGGAAAGAGGTGCTGCAGCTTGGAATCCTATCTATGTTAAAATAGTTAAATAAGGAGATGATTATGAACATAGTAATTGAAGATGTTTTTAGTAATTGTTGTGGTGCATTGCCTTTCTATGAAACTTATTATTATAGTGATTTAGATCTTATTACAGGCCTTTGTTCACAATGTAAAGAGCATTGCCACTTTTTAGAAGAAGGAGATGATGATGAATAATCCACTTGAAAGAAGGAAGGCTTATGGGCATCTAGGTGAGATGGAGTTTGAAAGGTTTTGTAGTAGGCACCATATATTTTTTAAGCAGTATGGTATCTCTAAAGAAGAAGGCTTTGCTATGGGAGAATTATATTTTAAGCTGCCAAAACTAGTTCAGGCTTCACCTGACTATATTATGATTAATAAGGACTTTCATTTTGTAGAATGTAAAGTAGCTGACAAAGAAACAGGAGATCATTGCAAGATTAAAGAATATGATCTTAAGTATTATCAGCAGTATCATAGTTTGGCAGAAAGCAAAGGTGGTAGCTTACTATTTCATATTCACAGCCCTCAATACAAAGAATCTTATTTAGTAGAAATGCACTATATAAGAAACCTATTTGATAATTGTGATTTAGAAACTGGCACTTATCCTGAAAACAATAAGATTTTTTATAAAATACCTATGGAAGATGTAAGAAGGTTTGGAACAAAAGTATGAAAGTTAAAAAACTAATAGAATTACTCAAAAAAGAAGATCCTAATGCTGAAATAGGTGTTTGGCTTGCAGGTGATGATGGTTGGGAAATTGTTGATTTAGGTGTAGGTGATGCTATTATTGGGCATAAGCCTTCAGGTGAAAAAAATTTTGTTTTATTGCCTGTCCAGCTTCCTGATAGGCTGCTAGATTGGGAAGATGGTAACGATCAAGAAACTGAGCTAGACAGAGATAACAGGCCTATATATGAAGCATAAATCTTTAGAATATATTGAGTACATAAAAGAGCAGAGGTGCTTGGTGTGTTTTAGAGATCTTGTTGATGCTGACCACTTAAAAGCTATTGGAATGGGAGGCAACAGAAAAAAGCCTAATTATAAACACTATACCTGTGTGCCATTATGCAGAACACACCATAGAGAAAGGCACGATTTAGGCATACAGAGGTTTGAAAAAAAACATAATATTAATTTATGGAAAGAAAGTGTTTTATTGTTAGCAAAATATTTAGAAATTTAGCAACAGGTTAAGGTAAAAAATAAGGAGATCAAGTTATGGCCAAAAGGTTTGTTGATACAAGTATATGGGGTAAGAAGTGGTTTAGAGAATTAAAACCTAAAACAAAATTATTTTATTTTTATATGATTACTAACTGCGACCATGCAGGTATGTATGATGTAGATCTTGAGCTAGCAGCTTTTCAGATAGGTATGCCTATAAGTTCATCAGATATAAATAAGATATTAAAGCATATTAAAATGGTAAAAGAGGACAAGTGGCACATTAAAGGATTTATAGATTTTCAATATGGAGAGCTAAAAGATACAAATAATGCCCACATATCTGTTATTAAGATATTAAAAAAATATGGAATTTTAGCTGCAGATGAGGGGCTGGCTTGCCCCTCACAAGCAGACCAAGTTAAAGATAAGGCTTTATCTAAAGATAATAATAAGGTTAAGGAGAAAGAAAAAATGGATCCAAGCATATTAAAAGTGAGTGCAGCACATAAGAAAACAATAGGTTATAGGGAAGTTCAGTTTAAAAAAAATGTAAGTGCTTTTCAGGAATATGAAAAAGATATGAGAATTGATTTTACTGATTACTGGACTGAGGCAAGCAATAATAAGATGCGCTGGGAACGAGAGAAGGTATTTGATATAGGAAGGAGATTAGCTAGGTGGGCAAAAAATGATTTCAATAAAATAAAAAACCCTAGTAACTTTAAGCTAGATGGCACAGGTAAGTTTTATATAGGCTATTGCCAAAAATGTGGACAAAGTGAGAGTTATGACAGGTTTGAGCTTTCAGGAGATTCTAAATGTGAATGTAAAGCAAAAATATTACCAAAGAGAGGATAGGTATGCCAAACAAGAAGGCAAAATACAGAAAGCAGGAAAGAAGAAAAAAGAATGCTGCTGTAAAAAAATACAAAAGAACTAAAAAGATTATTAGGAAAGCTAGGAATAGTATAAAATAGTGAAGGGGCCTACCTTAACCTACTTCAAATCCTCACACACTCTTGAGGTTTGATCTCTATGGCCCCTTTACCTAAATGCAATAAATGCAATAAAAAGAAAGATCCTGATCAGTTTTATAAAGTACATACAGGCTATATGATTAAAGTATGCAAAGAATGCTATATAAAGATCAGAAAAAAAAGAAATGATGAAATCAAAAGAAGAAAAAAACAATTCAAATTTTTTTAGTGATACTATAGAAATAGATCATAGAGTGTATTCTAGAAATATGCTAGATAGATGGCATTGGGCAAAAAAACAAAGATTAAGAGATGAATACAGGATATTAGTCAGAAATCAAATGCGCCTTAACGATATAAGGCAAATAGAGCAAAAATGTGAGCTTAGAATTAATTGCTATGTTAAAAGGCTTATGGACTATGACAATGTTGTAGGGGGCCTGAAAGGTTTTATAGACAGCTTAACACTAGAAAACTTTATACATGATGATAGTCCTAAGTGGCTTGATATTCAGGAAATAAAACAGATTAAAGCAGCAGAATTTAAAATAATAGTAGAAAGAATAATATATTTATAGTTATACTATGGCTATGGCAAACATAAAAAATATAGTAACAAAAGATGTAAATGATTTAATATTTGCAGAGTACAATCCTAGACAACTTACAGAATCTCAGTTTAAACATTTAAAAGATTCTATTGAAAGATTTGGCTTAGTAGATCCTATCATAATAAACAAAAACAAAGATAGAAAAAATATTATTATAGGTGGACATCAAAGAGCTAGAGTAGCTAAAAGTATTGGAATAGATAAAATTCCTTGCATAGAGCTAAATTTATCTTACGAAAAAGAAAGAGAATTAAATATAAGACTTAATAAAAATGTAGGATCATGGGATTATGATGTTTTAGCAAATACTTTTGATATAGAGGAGTTGAAGGGCTGGGGCTTTGAGGATTTTGACATAGGAGATTTAGGTATTGATGTTGACGAATCAGCTCTAGATGATTATGATATAGATGACAAGATTAATGAGATGGAAGGCTTAGCTCTTAAATCTGTTATGATACCAATAAGAAATGAAATGTACGAAGAGATTAAGATGCTGCTAAGTGATTATAAAGATAAAAAGCTACCAGTAGATTCAATATTTTTAGATGCATTAAAAAAATGCAAGAAGTAACATTAGAGGAAATCCCTTTTACAGAAAAAGTTGGAGATAATCCAACAGATTCAGCTCCTAACATAACAGAAGATAGCCTGTTTATACACAATGGAGAACTTATAGGCTTTTACATAAATAAAGTTCCTGATAAAGTATTTAATTTACTTAATATAGCTAATAAAGAGCTTTTGTCTGACAGAGTACCTAAGAGCATTATGAGGAGAGCTTCAGGTGTAGAGCAGTATTCAACAATAATAGGATCAATACCTCCATCAAGACTAAGAAAGCACACACTACAATCATCAGTACATAGAGATAAGAAAGCAAGAAAGTTTGTAAGGGCTATGCTGGCCCTAAATATAGAAGCTGAAAAAGTAATAAAAAAATATGCACCTGAGATATACCATAGGCAGGTTAAAATTATAGCAAATGCTATTCCTGAGCAGTTTAGGATTGGAAAAATGTTTACATCATCTATTAACAATGCAAATATAAGTGCAGATTACCATCAAGATAATGCAAATTTAAAAAACACAGTAAACTGCATATTCTATAAAAAAAGGAAAGCTAGAGGAGGAGATTTGTCTGTTCCTAAGTATGGTGCAACAATAGCATCTACAGATGGCTCAATGTTAGTTTATCCTGCATGGAGAGATATGCATGGAGTAACACCTATAGAAGCAGATCAAGATGGATACAGAAATAGTTTTGTATTTTATCCTTTAAGGAGAACAATATAATGGCAAGACCAAAAAAATATAATATAGATCCTGAGCAAGTAGAAAAACTAGCAGCACTAGGCTGTACTAATACAGAAATAGCTTCATTTTTTGGTTGTTCAAAAGATTTAATATCTAAGAGTTATTCCACAAATATTACAAAAGGGAAGCAGATTGGAAAAATAAGGCTCAGAAAGATGCAGATTCAAGCAGCAGAAAAAGGGTCTGTGCCTATGTTAATATGGCTAGGAAAACAAATGCTAGAACAAACAGACAAGCAAGAGCTTACAGAAATTAAACCTATTGATGATATAGTGTTTGATGGCATCTAACTTAACAATACACAAAGAAGATTATTTCCCACACCAATGGGATTTCCTGAAAAGTAAAAAGAAAATCAATGCTTATGTTGGTGGATTTGGATCAGGCAAAACATATAGCTTCCTGCATAAGACATTTATCAATCACATTACAAGAAAGAATAAAGAAGGTTTTAGCAATGGTTGGATTATATATCCTACCTACTCATTAGCAGAAGAAGTATTTATACCACCCTTTCTTGATATACTAAGAGATAAAGGCATTGATTACAATTACAATGTATCTAAACACACAATCAAAACAGCTTATGGAAACATTAAGATATTCCAAATGGTTAAGCCTGATAAGATTATTGGTGTATCTCTTTCTTATTGTGGCTTTGATGAGTTTGATATATCCAGTTATAGATACTGTGAATTAGCATTTAACAAAGCACTTGGTAGAATGAGAGATTGTGAAAACCCTGAGATATTTATCTGCACAACACCTGAGGGAATGAAGTACACTTACACCCTAATGGTTGAAAAGGCAGATGATAACAAATTTTTAGTTAGGGGAAAAACAAAAGATAATGTATATTTACCAAAGTCTTATTTAAAACTTTTAGAAGAAAACTATGATAAAACTTTACTCAAGGCATACTCATTAGGTGAATTTGTCAATTTACAACAAGGTCAAACATACTATCAGTTCAACAGAGATACCAATGTATCAGAAGTCAGTTATGATAGATCAAGACCAGTCAGAATTGGAATTGACTTCAACTGTGAGCCTGAATGTGCAGTTTTATTTCAATTATACGAACAACAACCCCAAATAAAAGTGTTTGATTGTATAGCCTTATCACATGGTGGTAGTGGTGATTTACTAACAGAAAGAATGGCTAATACAATTAGACAGAAATACCCAAATAGTGAATATGTAGCATATCCTGATGCAACAGGAGTAAAGAGAGGAAGTTCAGCTATGTTTAGTGATATAGATTTACTTATGAAAAGTGGCTTTAAGATTAAAGCATTAAAGACTAATCCACTTGTAGTTGATAGAGTAAATGCAGTCAATAGAGCATTAGATGGCAACCTGATAATAGATCCAAAGTGTAAAGCACTTATTGAGGACTTAGAAAAAGTAGCAAATAAACAAGGAACTAGAGAAATAGATAAGAGCAACAAAGATATTACACACATGAGTGATGCACTAGGATATGCAGTTCATTGGGAAAAACCAATCATCAAACAAACATTGGGGAGTATTAACAGATTATGATAAAATCAAGTGCAGAGCTAGTTGTCTTAAATGCTAAATATGATGCTAGTCAGAAAAGAAAAAACAAGTGGAAAGAAAGTAGATTAGATGCTTTAGAATACTATAAAGGCAGGTCTTTGCCATACACTATGGGTTACTTTGATTCTACTTTATTTGAAAAAGTGCCTTCTGCTAATATCAATGTTACTAAAAGAATTGTTGACAGGGTTAGCTTAGTGTACATGAAGCCACCTACAAGAACCTACTCAAAAGAAGAAACTCCTCTGATGTTTCACCACAAAGACTTTAAGCTGCAAAGAGCAGAAAGAATGTGCAACCTACTTGATGCTGTACTGATAAAGCCTTGCATGAGATACAATGATAAAGATGAGCAGCATATTGAATATGATATTATATTTGATTATGAGCCTATATTTGATGGTGATGACCCACTAAAGCCTACTGCTATTGTTTATCCTATATCAAGCAGAGATAGTGTACTTGATGGCACTCCTGAATTGTATGTGTACTGGGATAAAGAAAATACCTACACATTTGATAACAATGGAAAGATTTATACAGATGAGCTTAACCCTGACATGATTAATCCTTATGGTGTATTGCCATTTGTTGAGTGTTGGAGAGATGGAAAGCCTGAATCAAGCTACCTAGATACAGATGCAAGCTCTGATTTAATACAAACTAATTTGCTTATCAATGTAGCAGAAACCAATAAGAATGCTAACATAATGTTCCAATCATTTGGTTATATTTATGTGAATGGAAGCATGATAGAGAAAGATGATTTAGATGTTGGGCCTGATAAGATTAGCTTTTTAGGTGCAGATGGTACTATGAATCTAGTAAGCCCACCTAACACAGTAGAATCAATAACAAGTGCAGTTACTACTGCTTATAAGATGTTAGCACAAAACTACCACATAGACATTAGCTTCGTTGAGGGCACTACTGCACAATCAGGTGTAGCTATTAAACTAAGAAACCAAGAGCTAACTGATGAAAGAATATCTGATGTTATTAAGTGGAGGCAGATAGAGAAACAACTTTTTGAACTAGAAAGGCTAATCATTGCAGTTGATTTTGGTAAAGATGCAGGAGAACTTGAGAAGGTAGACTTTGAAGAAAGTATGGAAGTATTGTCAGACAAAGAGCAAAGAGATAAGTGGGAATGGGAGCTATCTAATGGTTTAATAGATAAAGCAGATATACTAATGCAGAAAGACCCTGACAGATTTCCTGATAGAGATTCAGCAGAGGATTATTTATTTGAAAGAAGTGGTGCAGACTTAGCAGAAGATGATGAAGAAGTAGAAGAAGAAAACACATTATTATCACAATTAACTAGACCAGTATAAGGAGAATATATGCCAAAAGGTAAAGGAACTTATGGAAGTAAAGTAGGCAGACCAAAGAAAAGAATGGTTAAAAAATCTATAAAAAGAAAAGTTAGAAGAAAAACTAAGAAGTAATGGCAGAATATCAAGGTAGAAAAGTAACCCTAGATAAACCTAGTAGAATCACTAAGGGGCAGGCAGGTTATGGTAGAAAGAAATTTCAAGTATATGTTAAATCAGGTGATAAAGTAAAAAAAGTAATGTTTGGTGACCCTAACTTATCTATTAAAAGATTCTCTGATGAGAGGAGAAGAAGTTTTAGAGCTAGGCATAAGTGCGATTCAAACAAACCAACAGACAAGACAAAGGCTAGATATTGGTCATGCAAGTTTTGGCAATCAAGGAAATCAGTTACAAGTTTATTAAGTGGGAGTTGATGGGCAAATGTCAGACCAACTATTTATAGAGCAAAACTCAGAACTTGTTACAGATATTCTACTACAAGTACAAGAAGAAACTATAGAACAATTATACAAACTAAAAGGGCAAAAGTCTGCTGAAGAATTTTTGTTATTTATAGAAGATTTAAATGTGATGGAAATAGTAAGAGCTAAATCAGCTAATGCTATTAATATTTATAACGCTTCACATGGTGTAATGTTGCAAACAATACAAGGCTTTGCAGCACTATCTGAAGAAACCTTACAAGCACTAAAAAACTATAGCACAGGCTCTTTGCTTAACACATTAGATAGCATGGCACAGATAATTAAAAAAGAAGTAGTTAATGGCATCATAGCAGGTAGTCCAGTACAAACAGTATTAGAAGCAGTTAGGGGTCAAGGAGCATTGAGCCCTAGACAATTGCAAACATTAATAGATACAGCCATGAATGAGTATAGCAGAAGTGTTACAAAAGTAATGATAGACAAGATGCCTGAAGATACAGAATATGTGTATATAGGTGCATTAGATGAGAAAACTAGACCTGAGTGCTTAGACATGATGTCAAGGGGCGAACTTACAAAAGCAGAAATATTATCAGCATTTGGTAGTGATGTATTCACAAGAGGTGGTGGCTATAATTGCAGGCATAAATGGGAGATAGCAGTTCAAGATAAGTTTGGACATGATGCTGAAGGTGCTAGAAAGATTATAGAAAAGGATAAAAATTAATGGCTAAAAAAACAAGTAAAAAGTTTAAAATGCCTGACCCAATTTTTGACGAACAATCATATACAATATTTGAAGCTATAATAGTTAATGAATACAGAAAGATAACATTTGATAAATCAAATCCTAAAATGGCAGATGATAGAAAATTTCCTAAATACAAAAGCAAGTCTTATGAAAATAAAAAAAAGGCTAACTTACTTAAAAGGCAAGATGGTTCATATTCTAATTCTAGAGCACCTGTTGTTTCAGGTGATTTAATGTTAGATACTGATTCTAGTTTTAGTGTAGAAGAAAATTCTATTTACATAGGTTGGTCAGCACATGCTAAAAAATTAGATTGGTTAAGAGATGGAGGAAGGATACTAACAAGCAAGCAGTATCCTATAAATCCTAAAGTAATTGATGAGGTTTTGCCTGCTATAAATGCAGAATTGGAGAAAAGAATGCCTAAAGGAAAACACACTATTACCATAGGTAAGAAAAAATAAATGTTTTTTATTAAGTATTTTTAATTATATTATAGCGAAGTTTTATAAACTAATTACTCACAAAAGAGGTTCAAATGTCAGAAAACAACACAACTCAAACTGAAGCAAATCAGGTAAATCAACCTAGCACAGAAGCTAGTCAAAACAATGTATCAGATGCAATCCCTAAGTCAAGATTTGATGAGGTTAATACTCAAAAGAATGATTATAAATCTCAAGTATCAGACCTTCAATCTCAATTAGATAAGTTTAAAGCAGACCAAGAATCAGCTAGGCAGAAGCAGTTAGAAAAGCAGGGTGAATATAAAACACTTCTTGATGAAGCTAATGCTAAACTTGAAAAGTCCTCAGTTGTTGTAAAGGAATACGAGGAGTACAAGTCTAATAAGAGAAATTCCTTAATGGAATCACTAACAGAAGATACTGACAAATCTATTGCAGAAGGACTATCACTTGACAAACTAGAGTTGTATGTAAATAAAGTAACTAAAGTAAATTCTGTTCCTACAAATACAAACAGAGCAGCTTCAAATGCACCACAAGGTGATTTTGGTGGTTATGATAGCATACAAGAGTTCGCTATGAAAGACCCAAAAGGTGCTGAAAAGTATTTAGAGCAGAATGTTCAAGGTTACATTAAGTAATTTAATAACAAGCTTTAAATAGCAGCACATTCAAAATGAAGGCTATTAGCAGTTGAAAGAATGTGTAATATAAGGAAACTGTAAAATGGCAAATACAGATGTAGGTGTTGCAGCAGGTGGTTTAGGAAAAACCATTGCAGCAGCAATAGTACAATTCAACAAAGCAGCAGTAACTCCTGGCACTGTTTCACTACAAGCAGCACAACCAGGCTCTAATGTTGTTCAATTCCCAGTATATGCAAAACTAGGTGTATCAGATGTAACTAATGAGGCTACAGGAGATGAAGATACAGAAGTAGCAGCAACTAGCATTACAACTGCTGCAACTAATGTGGAAGTATTAAGAAACCACATTAATGCAAGAGTTACTGACTTAGCAGCTCATGGTAATGCAGATGCTTTAATGGTAAATGCAGGACAAGTTCTAGGTAATGCAGTAGCAGCAGAAATGGATGCTAATATATGTGCATTATTTGATGGTTTTGCTACAAGCAAAGGTACTGATGATGGCTTAAGGTTTTTAGATATAATGGATGCAGTAGCTTCTTTAGAAACTAATGATGCTCCAAGACCTTACTCAGCAGTTCTTCACCCACAACAAATGTATGGCTCTTTTGGTTTATCTAATGAGCTAGCTACTACAGCAACTGCTTCAAGTGTTGGTGCATTTGCTCATGGTGGAGCTAGTTTTGTAGGTGAGCAATTCTACAGAGCAGGTTTTGTAACTAGTTTAGCAGGTATTGATTTCTTCACTTCACCTCAAGTAATTGATGGTGCTACAGGTAGAAAGAAAGGTGCTATCTATTCAAAAACTGCAATAGGTGTAGGTTTCATTGATTTTGGTGGTGGAAACTTCATAGAGTTGAAAACTGAAAGAAATGAGCTAGGTGCATCTACTAATTTGGTAGCCAATGGATATTGGGCAGTATCTGAATTAGTTGATTTACATGGTGTAGAAATACATACTGAAATCTCATAATAGATAAAGGAAAGGGTGGTGTAAAAGCCACCCTTTTACTTACAATGTCAAGCAATAAAAAAGATATAGGAAACCTAAATAATAAGACCTTTGGTTGTCAGCTTGACCCTGACAAAAAACTAAAGCTTGTTCAAAATAAAGATAAAGGACAACAAGCATACTATAAAGGCAAGAAAATGAAATATATGGATTATGTGCAAGAGGTTTCTGACAGAATTGAAAGAAATAAAAAAGGAAAAGGTGTAGATAACATAGGCATCTTTGGTGGTGTAAGTTTTGATGATAAAGGTAATGTTATTCAAGGAGAATAAAATATGTCAGATAAAAAGAAAGAAGTAAAAAAAGAAGTAAAGAAAGAAGTAAAAGCAATGAGCTACAAAATTACAAAGCCTAATGGCAATGTAATTAAAAGAGATAGCTTAGTAGATGCAGAGATTAAGATGTATGAGTCTAAAGGTTGCAAAGTGGAGGGTGTTTAATTATGATTATATTTTCACCAATAACTACAGAAGCTGCTTTAGGAACAGATGATGCAGGGTCTTCAAATGTAGGCTCAAGTGAATTTGTTAGGCTATACAATTCTGCTGCTGCAGGAACAGAGCATTTAGTAACATTAAACACATCTGATGGAACAGATATTGGTACTTTTAGTTTAGAAGGATTAGATACTGTGATAATAAGAAAAGCAGCAACAGACAAAATCTTTGCAGCTAATGCAGCAGTCCTTGCTTGTGGTGTTACTATTATATCAGATGCACAGCCTAAAAAATATTCAAAATCAGCAGGGTAATGTCACTAATAGAAAACATTAAACTATCAGAAGGGTTTAGGTCTAAAGTCTATAAATGTACTGAAGGTTATGATACTATAGGCTATGGCTTTGCTATTAAGGATTTAGTGCTAGGTGAAGATATTTGTGATATGATTCTAGAAAGAAAACTAGCAGAACTTAAATTAAGAGCACACCACCAATTTCCATTCTTACAAGATTGCCCTGTAGAAGTGCAAGATGTTATTATAGAAATGTGCTATCAAATTGGTGTAAAGGGTGTATCTAAATTTTCTAAAACTATAGACCATATTATGAGGAAAGACTATAGAGCAGCTAGTGTTGAAATGCTAAATAGCAAGTGGGCTAAACAGACACCCAATAGAGCAAAGAAACTATCAGACCAAATGAAATATGCAAGATAGGCTTGGTTGCCCTAATTGTTATAGTATTCAATTAACCAAGAGTGGCATAGAGCATGGGAAACAAAGATACAGGTGCAAAAGATGTAGAAGCAGAACAGTATTTCCTATCACAGATTTAGATTTATTAAGAGAGAATGTAAGATATAGGAAAGAAAAACAAAAAGCCCAAGATGTCACAAGAATAGAAAGAAAGGGCTTTAGAGAACATGCAAGAATTGAAAATGCTGTAGAGGAATACAGCAAAGAGTTAAAAAAGCTATTTGAAAATTATAAGCTACACAAGGTAACTAGAAAGCATAAGAGTAGCAGCAAAGCAGTAGGAGTTATCCAATTTAGTGACTTGCACTTTAACGAGTTGGTAGAGTTGAGCAATAACAGGTATGATTTTAAAGTTGCAGCTCAAAGATGTCAATATTTTGTATCTAAAGCTAAACAATACTTTGCAAATGCTAATATAACGAATGTAGTTATGGCTTTAACAGGAGATTTACTTAATTCTGATAGAAGGTTAGATGAACTGTTAAACCAAGCTACAAACAGGGCTAAAGCTACTTTTTTATCTGTAGATATTATGCAACAAGTAATACTTGACTTAAATAAAGATTTTAATGTATCTGTTGCAAGTGTGGTTGGGAATGAAGGTAGAGCCAACAAAGAGCTAGGTTGGAGTGATGCAATAGCTACTGACAACTATGATTACACGATTTATAACTGCTTAAGGTATTTATTTAAAGATTCTAAAGTAAATTTTATAGATGGTGACCCAAGTGAAATAGTAGTAAACATAGCAGGTCAAAACTTATTATTGCTACATGGACATGGTGGATTAAAGGGTGGAACAGAGAAAGCAATAAACCAAGTAATGGGCAGGTACTCAACTAGGTCAATAGATATTGATTATGTAATATTTGGACATGTTCATTCAGCAAGAGTAGGAGATAATTATGCAAGAAGCTCAAGTATGGTAGGTGCAAATGATTACTCTGAAAAGGCTTTAAATTTGACAGGTAGAGCATCTCAGAATTGTTATATATTTTATAACAATGGAAATAGAGATGGTATAAAAATAGATTTACAGAATGTAAGTAATAAAGGATATGAAATTGATAAAAGTTTGGAAGCATACAATGCAAAATCAGCTAAAAAAACAAACAAACAAGAAACAATCTTCAAAGTTGTTGTTTGACTCCAAAGTGCAAACCTTCTCTTATTTAGTGTGTTGTGTGCTTCCTTTATTTAGGAGAAGTTATGTCTAAGACATTAATGGCAAGTTTAAGTGGTCTGACAGTTACATGGATAGAATGGTTGCCAGTAGCTGTTAGAGTTATGGTAGGGTTAGCAACTTTTATATATATATGTTTAAAAATTTATAAACTTTACAATAAATGAATGAAGAAGAATTACAAAAACAAGCAGAGGGCTTTCTAGGTAATTGGTTATGGTTATTTCTTTCAGGCATAGCATTTCTTCTTTTCAAATCAACAATAGAAAGTGTTGTGGAAGGAATAAAAGTTTTTTTAGGGAAGGATATTAATACAGATGATGTGGTTATTTTAGATGATAGACCTGCAAGAGTTATTAGAGTTGGATTATGGAAAACAACCTTTTTTGCCTATGATATTGGTACAGCCAATGGCAAGCCTTTTGTCAAAGGTGGCACAAAGATACAAATCCAAAATGATAAGCTCAAAGACCACACAATAGAAAGACCATTGCAGATGTTAGATTTAAGCAAATGGGAAGGCAATGATTAGAAGCAGGTTACAGGATAAGAAAGCAATAGCCATAGTTAAAGGTGAATTAGATGTAAGGTTAAATGCTTTTGGTTTAAAGATAAGAAGGCTTGAAACTGAGGTCAGAAGCCTCAGGGCTAAAGTCAAAAGATTAGAAAATAAAGGAGAATGATATGGACTTTTTAGGATTAGGATTAGGATTAGGTGGTAGTGGAATAGCACTATTTATATTGAAAAAAATACCAAATGAAAAGATATGTGCAGTAGTTGAGGGTGGTTTTGAAAAGCTAGGTATATTAATGACAGCAGGATTGACAAAGTTTTGGGCTACTAAAGCACTATGGAACAAAACAATAGAGCCTTATTTTATAGACCTTATTGATAATGTGGTAGGTGGTGCATTAAGAGGTTTGATTAAAGGTTTAAGGTCAGATAACAAATAATGTTACAAAAATTAGTTATAAATAAAATAATCAGTATATTAGCTAAAAATTTTAAGTTATTTAAAATATTAGAATATGTTGAAAAGCCTAATGAACTTGACCACAAAGTAGTTGAGCTAGAGAATAAAATTTTAAAACTAGAGAAGTTACAAGGAAAGATAAAAAAGATAGAAAAGAGGTTGTTAATTACTAGAAAATGAAATCACTTGAGATAACAAATTTAGACCAACATTTAAAACCTCTAAAAATAGATGACAAAACAACACCTTTAGAGGTATCAGAAACTGAGTTTAGAGTTAATGAAAAAACTACAATAGAAAAGAGTTTAGAAGTAAAGGGTGATTTAGATATAATAGGTGATAGCTCAAGTGTGGTTTTTAATAAAAATGTATCTTTAGAAGCTAGGTCTAATGAAGATTATTTAACAGTAGATGCTACTAATATTTTGCTTAACACAGGAACTAATTATCCTACTACAGTTGCAAGCGTATTTCTTTCTGCTGCTAATGGTATTGATTCACAAATTACTTTTTCAGAGGCAGGTGGTTCATCTTGGAGCATAGGTAATGATGCAGGAGAATCAACTGCTACGCTTTCTTTTGTTACTGGTGCTGCTTTAGGAAGTAGTCAGGCAATGTCTTTAGATGCTGATGGTCATTTAGAAAATGCAGGAGATTTTATTTGTGGTAGGGATATTTCAGTTGGTAGGGCATTAAGTTTAATTGCTGATAGAAAAATTAAATTTGGTACTAACAATGATAGTATTTATGGCAATGATACTGCCACAATATTAGCCAGAGACAATACTACAGTATTACAAGTAGCTGATACAAAAGTATTGTCAGACAAGCCTGTTGGCATCAAAGAACAAGCATTAGCACCAATAAGTGCTGATGCAGGTTATGGCAAATTTTGGGTAAAAAATGAAACACCTTGTGAGCTTTATTTTCAAACTGATGCAGGTGATGATATACAGCTTACAGATGGAACAAGTACAGCAGGTGGTGGAGGTGGCACTCAAAGATGGACATATTCAACAGGTGGCTATAAGGTAAATAACAACTCATCAAGCTTTTATTATTTTCAATACAGACCAAACAATGACAATTGGAGCAATTCAGATTCAAGTCCTACAACTATTAATGTATATGATTCTTCTGCTGCACAATGGATAGCCCCTGCAGCAGGCACTCTAACAAATATAACTATTCAAGGATATGTTAATGATACTGGAGCAACTGACCCTGTTAAATTTTATGTCTTTAAAGGTCAATCTGCCCATGATGGAACTACTACTAGCTTAACACAAATAGGTGTAACTGGTGCTATTACAGCAGCAGCTTCATTAAGAAATGTGAGAATAAGTACAGACATAAGCAGTAGCAATACTTTTTCTGAAGGCGATGCTTTGTTTGTAATGTTAAAAAAAGACTCAACAAGTGCCAACCAAGACTTGTATTTTTCAGTAACAATAAGTGGAGAGTATAGCTAATGGATAAAATTAATTATGATACTATGATAGATGAGGGCAATGAAGATTTATTATTGTTAAAAGAATTAGTAGATAAAATAAATGAAATTGTAGACTGGATAAATTCGCAATAGGAGATTAGATGGCTTTTACAAACAAATCTATATCATCAACTTATGGAGATATATTACAAACAGACAATAGTGGTAGTGGCAGGACTGCTAATGGTACAACTATCAAAGATGGTTTAGGTCAAGAAACTGCTTTAACATTGGGTCAGAACAAGCTTCATATAAAGCCTACTACTGACCAAACAGATGCTATGGTAGTTGAAACAGCAAGTGGCAGTAATTTACTAACTGTAGATACAACTAATACAGCAATAAAAGTAGGCACAAATCAAAATTACATTAATAGTCAGGTTCAAAGATTTATGGTTACAGATATAGGTACTACAGATGGACAGCACCACTCTATGTTTGTTGATAGTGGCTGGGCAGGGCTAACGCCATTAGATTTTGGAACAGGCACAGACCCTGCAACTACATTTACACTATCATCTTCAGAAGCTAATGCAAATGCTTTAGTTGGTTCTATTTTCCATATACCATCTTCAATAACAATAGATGAAGTTAGAGTTATAGCAGCAGGAGAAGCAGCAGATAGTGTCAATTTCCATTTGTTTTCATATACAATGGCTTCAGGCACAGGAAGTGGTGCAGGTGATTTGTCTGATGGTACATTGTTAGCACACAATGGTTCTACACTAACAACAGGAAACGACAGAGTAACAACAACAACATTAACAATAGATTCTGCAAATGTAGCAGCAGATAAAGTAGTATTAGCTTTTATAGAAAATGTAGGTGCAACAACAGATTTAACAGCTCAATTAATAGTAAAATATCATTATCAGTAAGGAGATAAAATGGCTCAATATACAAAAGAGATAAAATTAAGTACAGGAAAGGGATTAGATTACACTAAAACAATAACAGGTAATTACAATGTAGTATTTGATAAAGTAATTAAAGTAGATAATTCTAATGCAGGAATAGATTTAGTTAATTATGGAACAAGTGTAGCTAATGATACAATGACAGCCCCTAAAGCAATACTAGTAGAAAATACTGGCAATGTGGGCTGTGAGCTTCTTATATCAACAGCAGAATGGACTACTGATGCAGACAACACAGCAGATTCATTAAGTGATGCAACACATTATTTAGCAATGCTTCTTCCTGCAGGTGAGTGTGTTTATCTTCCTAATAACAGATTAATTGGAGCAACAGGAGCAGTTGGTGGTGGCATGGGTGTTTTAGTTGATAATGCTGTGCCTGATTCAAATGAGTATGTTGATAGTGGTGCAGATTTAGACCATGCAACCTCAGCTACAATGGGTTCAGATTCTGCACATACAACTTTAAATTTAGAAGATGGACATAGTAAATATTTTAAGGTAGGTGATTTAATAAGAATAGAAAATGAAATATGTGAGGTAACTGCTGTAGGTACAGGAGCTGATTTAGCTAATAGCACTTGCACAATAAAAAGAGGACTGTATGGCTCAACAGCAGCAACTCATGCAGACGATGTTGCAATTAGATTTCCTTTCTTTAATATGCACCATGACTTTGACGATACTTCTTATAATGGTGGTGGTAATGGTAGTGCAACAGTAGTAAAAACTAATGGCTCTGGATTGTTCCATGCAAAAAATTTCTTTGGCTATGCTAGAACAGGTGATGCAGTTTGTGATGGATTAGTTGCAGGGTCTGTAGCTATTAAGTTTTATGAACATGGCTATCAAGAATTTGGTTTATCAGGCATTACTTCAAGCACTTTGTCTGGTTTAGCAAAATCAACCACATACACCTTATCTCTTAAAATCTCAGGAGGCTCTGCTGATGATGTAGCTTTTACAACTGATTCAAGTGATGTTACTTTTGGCAATGTAATATCTAAAATACAAAGTGCAATTAATGAAAAGTTTAGGTCAGGCACTAATTTAAAACACAAAAAAGCCAGTATAGGTATAGTTAATGGAGATATAAGAATAACAGATAATTCAAGATTATCTACAGGTGCAATATTAATGGCAGCACCAAGTTCAGGCACTACACCATTTGGAGTGGGAATTGTTCCTGCTGTAGGTGTGCTTGAAGCTCCTGTTGCAGCAAAGCTACCTGATGACACTATAAGAGATTCTGTTACCTATGCAGAAATGAAAAATGTAAATGCCTTTTTGCTTGATGATGGAAAAGGTAATTTAAGTGGAGCAGGTGGCAGTGGTTCATATAATGCAGAAACAGGTGAGATAAGTTTAAATGCATACCCAAATGCAGAATTTGTAGTGAGTGCTAATACTAAAGCAGCACATTCAGGAGGTATGGAAGATGCAGCTACTACAATTAATGGTGCAGTTACTTTAGAGGCAAGAAGTTGCAACTCTAAAGCAGATACAGAAATAAGAGTAATCAGTTTAGGATAATAGTAGAGTGGAGCAGATTTTTGATATAATAATTGGGGTTGTTGTTCAAGTTTTTGCTCCACCCTACACTTTAAAAAAAGAGGTAAACAATGGCAGTTACTAGCTTTAGCTATGCAGGAATATCAGACTTAAGTAATTACTTTAGTAAGGCAGGAGATTTTGACAACAAGGTTCAAATATTTCCAACTCTAACATCAGGGAATTTACATTTGTTTAGAGATTGTGGTTATATAGATACTCTTTTTATTAATGGTGAAGAACAAGCAGCAGCACAAGGAACAAGTGGTGCAGTAGATGCTAATGGTGAATGGTTTTATAATAGTGCAACAAATCAATTAGAATATTATAATAGCAACTATACATCTACAACTATAAACAACCAAATATTTGAAGCAGGAAAAGATTTCACAGATTTCTTAAATCAGCAGCTAGTTAATGCTAGTATGGAGCTTAACAACTTACTTGATGCTAGATACCCAACACCTTTGCCTAAGAATACACAAATTTCAGAAAGTGCATCTAGTGGCTTGACAGCAGAGTATGATGCTCTAGTTATTAAAGCTACTTGCTATATATGTGCTAGCAATTTAATTAGAAGCAAAGACCCAATGAGTGAAGAAGCAGATTACTATTACAATCTAGTTACAAATGCAGACAAAACAGGCATTACAGATAGATTAAATGCAGGTGAGTTTAAGTTATCATTTGAGGTAGATGACAAAGATTCTCAAGGCTCTATAAGAAAGATTACACAAACAGGCAGTATGCAACTTGTAGAAACAGCAGGTGAATATTATGGTGAAGCCTATGATGTTCTTAGAATAACTTGCACTACATTAGGTGCTTATGGTGTAGCTAAATGTAAAGTAGAGTACTTTGGAAATGATAAGTTATTTGGTCAAGAAACAACAGAAAATATAGTAACAGGAAGCCTAGATGGTTGGGCAGGTATGGGTGGATTGCAGGTAAGATTTCAAGGTTCAGCTATGGCTGAAGATGACCAGTGGGAAATACCAGTAGTATCTGAAACAAGAAAAATATCAAATGCCTCTACAGGAACTATAAGTTTAAGTAGAAAAGGAAAAATATTATAGATGGCAGTTACTTACACAAATAATTTTAATAATATTATGGACAAGTTGATGGAAACTATTAAGTCAGAGATGCCTGTACCAGTACAGAAAACAACCACAACTCAACCATTATTAAAAGCAAATGAATCTATTAGACTTATACCAAATGGCTCAAGTTTAGTAGAGTATGCTTCACACATGGAGCAAAGAGAGTTTAGTATTACAATACAATATGTGTTTACTGATAGGAGAGAAAATCACAACTTTTTAGACCATGTTATGAACCAATGCTCTAGAATAGAAGCATTAATACATGACAATCTAACATTAACACTAGCAGATTCAACTACTGCATTTGACTTAAGAATGAATGATATGGAATTAGATGCAGAAATTGATGAAGAAGGTTTTTTTGTAGCAGAGTATGATTTTACTTGTCAGCATATTGGCAATGTATCATAGGAGAAATATGAAAGTAAAAGCAAAAGAAAAATTTAATAATCTACAACCTCAAGCTATTCCTTGTGATGTTTCAGAAAGAAAAGCATTAAAAAATGGTCAGGTTGTAGATATTGATGAAAGTGTAGCTAGTAAACTATTAGCTATGAAAATTGTAGAAAAAGTAAGTAATAAAAAATCTAAAAAAAGTAAGGAGAATAAATAATGGCAGATGCTAGAGTTCTTCCTATAAGTAATGTAAAAGCAGGTATAAAAGCTGAAACTGATGGTAATTTTGGTGTAGGCTTAGATAGCTCAGGTGCTGATGGTACTGCCTATAGACAGTTACCAATAGTACAAGTACAAAAACCTACATTTAACATCACTAGGGAATCAAGATTATTATCAGGAAAAGGCAGTATTAAAAATGCTACTGATACAATTATAAGTCAGAAAGGTGGTACTGTTACAATGCCATTTGAGATGATAGCTACACCTGAATTGTTATCACAACACTTATGTTTAGTAGGGCAAGAGCATAGTGAATCAGGTAGTGGTGGTAGTGAAGTTCATACAACTGAATTTGATGGCAGCAGTAACAAAACATCAGTTGGTACTGCAACAAGTGGGAATTTGCCACATAGTGTTAATTTAGCTTACTATCCTGCTGCTAGTGAAGGAATTAAGGTTTGTGGTGCAGTGTGTTCAGATTTAAGCATATCTGCTGACTATGGTACAAATGGTGGATTTTTGAGCATGAGTGGTAATTACTTCTCAGGATTCTCCAAACCTGTTAGCACATCTACAGCTTTAGAAACTGATTTTACTATAGCTAACTGGACAGCACCAAGCACTTCATATTACCATATTGGAGGGCTTACTACTAAAACACTTGATGTTGAAGGTAATGCTACACAAAACTTAGTTTTAAAATCATTTAACTTTAATATAGCAAATGGTGTAAATAGATTGGGTTTTGATGGTAATGGTAATGCTGAAGCCTATGCTTTGCCTGAGTATGCAATTACTGGAAGCATATCACTTAAATATGATGACGAGTTTGATTATGGTAGTGGTAACAATGTAATTCAAGATTTCCTAGATGGAGATACTTTATCACTTGCTTTAAAGTGGGGTGATGGAACTGTAAGTGCAGCAGGTGAAATGAACATATTAGCTGAAATACAATACACAGGCGACCCAGCTCAAGACATAAGTGAAAATGGAATATTCCACAACTTATCTTTTGAGTGTGTGCAGAATGGCTCAACTGAAGCATTTTTACTTCAGCAGTTTGTAGGTGAATCTCAATCAGCTTGGTAAACATAATCTTGTTTAGTATATTAACATACTAAATGGAGATTAAATATGTCAAAGAATGCTAAAATAAAAGGTGAGAATGTCAAAGAATTGACATTTGAGGTAAAGGATTTAAACCTTGATGAAAGGATTGAATTTAATAATGTCATAACAAAAAGTGGTGGTATAGGTAATATTGGTTTTGGTGATTGGGTTAATATGGTTAGAGTAGCAACTACATTAACTGATGATGAAATTAATGTTTTTACTGATACAGAAATAATAGCTATTGCCAATAGATGTTATGAGGTTGTGAATAAAAAAAAATTGATGAAATAGATTTAATTCTAAATGTTTGGTTTGCAGTAAAACAACCATCTTCTACAATTTTAAAAGAATATCCTTATGAAGGTTTAAATCCTGTAACACAAAATAAAGTTATAATACAAAATAAAGAACAGGTATATAATATATTGATGCAATGTTATGAAGAAGCAACAAATAAAGGATATGATATAGGTGAAGCCCTTTATACACAATTATTTTTCTTTGCAGACCACCATCAATTATATAATGAAAAATGTCAAAACTTAATTAAAAAATACATATTTTGTGATAACTTCAAATGCCCACCTTATCCAAGTTTGCAAGAAACACCTGCACAACTTGTTGATGATTTTTTATTAATTAAGAAAGAAATACAAAAAGCTAGCAAGGAAGATAAATAATATGGCAGTAAAAACATTTACACAAAGAATAAGAATAAAGCTATTTGGAGCTAAAAAAGCTGCTAAGGGTACAAATAAAGTAGGGCTTAGTATGAGAAAACTTGCTAAATCAGCAAGCATTGCAGGTGCAGCATATTTTGGAGCTCAAGGTATTATTAATGGATTTAAGCAATCTATAGATTTAGCGACAAAAGCAGAAGCATTATCTACTCCATTTGATAATTTAAATAAAGCTATGGGTGGAACAAGTAGTGCATTAAGTAAATATAGAAAAGCACTAGATGGAACAGTTAATGATGTAGATTTGATGAGAATGGCAAACCAAGCTATGACACTTGGAGTTGCTAGCTCAGAAGAAGAAATGGCTCAACTTTTTGATACTGCACAAAGACTAGGTAAATCTCTTGGTGTAGATACTAAAGATGCTGTTGATTCTTTAGTTACTGGTATGGGTAGGCAGTCTATAATGATGCTTGACAATTTAGGTATTATAGTTTCAACTGAAAAAGCTAATGAAGATTATGCTGCATCAATAGGTAAAACAGTATCACAATTAACAGACCAAGAAAAGAAAATTGCTTTTAATAATGCTGCTTTAGATTCAGCTACAGAAAAAGTTGCAGCACTAGGTGATGAACAATTAACAACATCAGATGCTATAGCACAAATGTCTGTAGCTTCAGATGGCATGTTTCAATCTATTGGTGAGGCTTTATCACCTGCTATTAATACATTGACAGGCTATGTAAAAAGTGCAGCAGGTGCAGTTGGCAACTTCTTTAAGAGAATGACAGAAACTGATTTAGAAACAAGAATCAGACAAATACAAAATATGGGTGGTGAAGTTTTAGGCTTAGAAAAAATATTAGCAGAACAAAATATAAGACAGCTAGAGAGAGATAGGGAAGGCACAAGAAGTGCTGAACAATTACAAGCAACTATACAAGTTTATGAAGATAAAAGAGCTATAAGAATGAAAAGGCTTGAAAAAGTTGAAGAAGATTTGCATAAAAACAGAAGCAAAATGTCAGATGATGAAATAAAAGCAGCACAATATGAGGCTCAAAACATAGAAGATGCTATTGCTGAAAGAGATAAAAGAATTAAGGGATTAATAGATGAATTAACTATAGTCACACAATTAGCTGAAGAAAAAAAGAATTTAGAAGATATTAATGCAAGAATAACACAACAAGAGCAGGAAGATATTGAAGTTGTTGAAGTTCAGAATCAGCAATTTAGAAAAAACAATGATTTAAAGATTGAATCTGTAGAAAATGCAGAGCTAGAAATAGCAACACTAAGCAAGTTAAGTGGAGCATACAATAAAGTCAGTGCTGCCTTTGGTGATTTAACACAAGCACAAGTTGCAAGTGCTATGTCAACAGGAGCAGCTTTTAAATCAGCAGGAGATGCAGCAGGGGCAGCAGCAGGTCAGTTTATTGTAGCTAAAGCACAAGAAGCAGTTGCAGCTTTTATTGCAGATAGCTTTAAAAAGTTTGGTATTTTTGGTGCAATAGGTGGTGTTGCAGCAGGTGGTGTGGTTGGAAGTTTAATGCAAGGTGCTGTTAAAGAAATGGGACTAGTAAAAGCAGCAGAAGGTTTTGATGGAGTAGTTACAGAACCTACTTTATTTTTAGCAGGTGAAGCAGGTGCAGAGTATGTTGATATTGAACCTACAAACAATGAAGGTGCAAATAGAGGTAGTGGTACTGTAATCTTTCAAGGCAATGTGTTAAGTAGAGATTTTATTGAAGATGAAGCGATACCTCTTATACAAGATGCTTTGAGAAAAGGTGGAGATATAGGTATAGGATAATGTTAGATTTACCTCAAAAATTTAAAAATGATATACAAAGCAAAGACACTTACTTAATACCATTGTTGGTTATAGATGATAGAATTTTTCTCTCAACATCTAAAGTTGTTTTAGGAGAAAATTATGACCCACTTCTTAAAAATATTGGTAACATAAAAGAATCTATTGACCCTGTAAAAAAAATATTTAAAATTTCATCTGTTAATATATCTTTAATAAATGTTATATATAATGACAAAACTTTAGGAGAAAGGTTGTTTTCTCCTTCAGTAATGAATAAAAAATTAAATATATATTACAAATCTCAATCTGCACAATCATTAGATGATTGCCTTAAAGTGTATTCAGGATATGTTGCTAGTATAAATGAAAATATAGATAATATTACAATAAGTGCAGAAGATAGAACAGAATTAACATTAAATAAAGATTTGCCATTAAGATATTCACCTTCTGAAGGAGTGCCTGAAAAATACAGAAACAAACCTATTCCTATTGTTTTTGGTGTAGTCCAAAGAAGTCCACTAATCTACACGCCAAATGATGGGCAGGAAAATTATGCCTCTGTAGCTGATGATTTTTTTATAAAAAGTGCGATTACACCTAAAGTATTTTTAGATGATGTATATTTAAAAATCACTAAAAACCCTGTAAAATTTAATGAAATAAAATCAAACACACCTTTTGCGAGTGCAAATCGTGACCAGTTTGAAGAAACTGATGATAATAAATTTATTTTTTCTAGGTCAATAGATATTGAAGGTGAAACTTCACAAGGTCAAGCAATTTTTGGCTCATCACCTATATCTTATAATTTTGTTGAAGTTTATCAAGAATCAAAACCAACTTTTGTATCAGGAAGGACAAGACACCAATGGCTGAGTATAGTTGTACAATTGTATGGAGAAGATTTTTTAGTTCCATATTTTGGAGAAGAATATGCAAATCTATCAGCTATAGGTGATGTTACTTGTCCTATAGTATGCTCAACAGACATTAATGGAATTAACGATACAACTGAAGTAGATGGCTCATATTTTACTCAACAAGATTTTGGAGGAGTGCCTGCTCCCTTCGCAGAACAAAAAACATGGCTTTGGGGGAAAAATGACCATGCTATTTATACTCCTTTCTCTGCCACTGATGGTTATTATCTATATGAAGCCTATGTATCAGGAAATGCTTTAAGAATGCAAACAGAACCATTTTGTAATTCTAACAATATTTTAACACAAGTAGAAACATTGCCTGATGCTACAGGAGAAAAACAAACTAAAATAATAGACAACAAAGCATCTATTTTATATGATTTAAATGCTGCTGTAAAGGTTTTGGGTTTCTATACAATCTCAGGAGAATGGTCTTATAGCAGACCAAAAATACACTTTCAAATAGGAAATAAAGTTGTTAGGTTTACAAGATTTGATGAACTAACACCTGATGATACTGTGCAAGATGAAAATGCAAACCCTTTGACCCTTGCTTATGACAAAGTTGAATTTTATTCTGATAGCTCAACAAACCCTAGTCAATATGAAGTAGTTGTTGATGATATAGGATTTACACATTTTACTATAGGTGGTTATGGTAGAGGTGCAGATGGAGCAAGCATTGAACCCTACATATATGCAACTGAAGGTGGAAGAATGGGCATAGATTGGTTAAAATTTAATTATTTAAGAGTTTTCAAAAGAGCAATATTAAGTGATTTTATGGATTATGGTTTATTTGCAACAGTTGAAGGCAGGGTTGATGACCTTGGTGGAAGATATACAGGTAATGAGGTTGTTGTGCTATCAGGTGAATCTGACTTTGTTGTAAGGCAAGATATGAATGAAATGCAATCTAGGGAAGCTAATATATCAAAACCTATGAAACAACAAGGCAAAAAAAGATATAAAAAACAAACAAGAAGTATAGCTAAATCAAGTGGGTCAGGTGGGCTAGGTGGGTCAGGTGGGTCAGGTGGAGGAGGATATTAATGCAAGCCCTTATTTGGAGAAAAGTTAATGATATAATTATTGGCAATAACACTTTAAAAATAGAAATTGTACCTCATGATGGAAATACAGCTACTTCAGAATGGACTAAGCTTACTGATATTGTAAACAATCCTGATGCAAGTGATAAGTTATTTTTTATTGAAGGGCTTATGGCTTTAGGTCAAGGATACAACAATTATGATTGGGCTACATACTGGACTACAGAAGTTACAGGAATTAGTAGTAATGCTATGTCTTACAACAATGAAGGCAATATAGGTTATGTTTATGATTATAATGAGAAAATTTTAGGACATTATTTAAAGATGACTCCACCAAGCACAGGGCTTGAGTATGTTGAACACGAAAGTTACAGCTCTAATGGAGAGCACATGGCTTATTTAGAGCCTTATTGGAACATTGAAAATGAATCAGTATATGTAGATATTCCTTTTTTTGTAGGGTCTATAGATACAGTAGGTGGTGTAAAAAGAATAAGATATACTTCTTCTGCTAAAAATAACACAATATGGAGTACCCTAAATAATGGTCTAGGGGATTTGGCAATTAATGAAGATGCTCCATTTTATGATGAAAATCAAACTCAAGAATATCAAGAAAGATATATAAATTTATATCAAATACAAACAGAAGTATTAATCCACTTAAATTTAGCAATTGGATATGTAAGTGATGGGGTGGGGTCAAGGCAATTTACGATTGGAGCAGGAAAGCATATTGGTTCAGCTAATAAAAGCTATGCTTTTTTACCATATCCTGCACCTGTATTACAAGCCCCAACTTATGACTTTAGCTTATCAATTACAGGCTTATCAAACTTACAATTATTTGTTGAAACAGGAGAAACTGCTGAAGGAATCTTTACTGTTGAATCAAATGCAGATTTTAATGGAACATTTAATGTCTATGCTTTTGACTATGAAGATGATTTAACTTCTTTTAATGATATGTTGCAGGCTAGTTTAGATGAAGAAGATGCAGCACAATATGGAACTATAGAGTACAATGAAACATCTTATACAATAAGTGCAGGAGAATCAGTTGAAGTGCCTATAACATACACAAGCACACAAATATCTAGTCAAACAGATAGCTACAGCATTATAGTTATTATGAATTCTTTAGATTCTTCAGCTTATGTGCAATATTCAGAAGATGCACAAACACAATTTGATTCAATGGAGAGTTCATCAAAAATAATTTATACTGATATTCCAACAATACAAACTATATTACCTGATGAACCAATAATTAGTGAATATACTCCATCAAGTGAATTAATACAAAAACCTTGTGATGTAATTTTTCATTTGTTAGAGCAAGAATTAGGTTATTCAGAGGCAGTAAATTTTGATTTGCTTAGAGAGGCAAGATTAGAACACAAGATTAACAGCAATGGTGAAAACATAGACTGGAATTTAGATTTTAGTTTATTTGAAAAAATAGGTGCTAAAAAATTAATATCTGAAATATCACAAAGCTCAAAATTAATAACAAGCTTATCATCTGATATTTTAAAATTTAATACAATAAAAAATACCTATAATGGTAATGAAGATATATATAAAATATTTGAGTATGATGTTATAAAATATAATTTCAAAAGAACACCTATAAAAGATATATTAACTGAAACTGAGGTCAGGTATGGCTATGATATAGGCTTAGATAGTTTTGTTAAGTCTACAGGCAAAATACAAGCTAATGGTGGTTACTTTAAATCAGGTACTGCACAAAATCTTCAAACAGATAATTATTATGGTGTAAAAACAAATGAAGATGGTACAATTAACCACATAGATTCTCATGTTATTGTTGAAAATAAATATATTCAAGATGGTGCTACAGCTAAAGATTTAGCTGAACACATATTGCAATTTAGACAAAATCAGCATAATATAGTAGAGCTTACATTGCCTTTGAAATATTTTAATTTAGAAATAGGTGACCTTGTAGAATTTGACAAAATGATATTAGGAAAGAAAGTATATGGTGAAAAATATGTCTTAGATAATATTATGAATGATATGCCTATAAGGTCTGGGCAATATATACTGCCTTTGTTTATGGTAACAGAAACCAATAAATCAGTTAATTCAGTAAAAATAAAAGCTATACAATTACACCACATGAGTTACAGCTCTTTAATTTGGAGAAATACAACTTTTGAATCAATATATGAGCTTAATTCAGATAATGGCACATATACAGATAATGGCACATATACAGATAATGGCACATATACAGAATTGACAGGAGATATTAACCAAGATGGCTTTGTAAATATCCTTGATATAGTTAGAATTGTAAATTCAATTGTGCAAGTTGCAGATTTTACTGAACAAGAAATTGAATCAGCTGATATGAATCAAGATGGAAATTTAAATGTTTTAGATGTTGTTGCTATGGTACAAAGGATTGTAAACGAATGATAGATAAAATAGACAGACTAAACAAACCACAATCTATAAGGGGAAAAATAGATTATAGTAATGGGAATGTTTTTTTTAAAACAACAGGAGAAGTTGCAGGAATTGAAATTAATTACACTGGTGCAATAAAAGCTATAAAAAAATTAGGAGATGGTTGGACTATAAAAATAGGCAAAAAAAAGATTGTTATCTATAGTTTATCACAATCAGAATTTACTCCTTTACTTTTTACTTATGTTGGTACTTTAAACATAACAAAATGTGTAGTAGTTAATTGGAATTTAGAACAATATAATGCAGATATTATATTTAAAAATGATAGTTTGTGGTCAAGCAGTAATTCTAAATTTGAAATAGATAGCAGAAAATATGAAGAAATAGAACAACAGACCATCATAAAGAAAACAATAAAGAAGTCAGTTATTTAGGAGTAAAAATGGCAAAAAGACAAATAGGCAAACCAAGATTTTATGCAGATATACTAAGTTATTTAAAAAGTATAGGGAAATACTTTGGCACAACATCTTCAGGACTGCTAACATCTGATGAACCTAATCAAGAAAAAGTACATACAATGAACCCCTACCAACCTAATAATTTTCAAGGTGACTATAACAATTATAAAGCAGCTTTTAGATTTGGAATAAATCAAGAGCCTGCAAACCTTGATGGGCAAGAATTAGTTCAAGATTATGAAATTAATAAATTATTAAAATATTATAATGCAAGTGCTGACGAACATCATTCTTCAGGTTGGTATGCAGGTGTTCTAGGTCACAAGTTTGCAAGTTTGCAAGAAGAACTTGGCTCTGAAATTCACATGTGTCAAAGATTTATAGGTAGCGATGGTTTAGGAAATAATTTATATTGCAATCCTAATGCTTTCAAAGAAATTGTTAATTATGAAGCTACAGCAACTAGTTCAAATGCAGGCACAACAGGAAAGGCTAAATATGATGGCTATTCTTTATGGGAAATAACAGGCAAAAACAATAATGAAGATAGAAGATTTAATGTTTCAGAATTTATAAACATTAGCAGAAAAGCAGATGCAAGTTGGGCAGGCTGGCTTAACAATAAAATAACTATAGGGGCAAATACATGTGGTATTTTTTTTGAACCTGAGCATGCTTTTGAGTTGCAAGCTACTGCTACTTACAAACAAGAAGGAATTAAAAAAGTGTCTACAATAGGTGGCTCAACAATTTCTAATATTAACTATTTAGGTGTTCCAAACTTTGGCGATTTGCCTGCATGGACACTCCAAAAAACAAATGGCAGAGATTATACAACAGTGTCAAATAGAGCAAGGAGAGAATGGACAGTAGGCTTATCTTTTATATCTGATGATAATATGTTTGACAAAGCAGGCAATGCTAATAAATTTTATAATGATACTTTTACAGATGGAATTGAAGATGACTACTCAGTAGACAACTTTGATACTTCATTATCTTCATTTTTTAAACTCAGCCACATGGGCAACTTGGCTTTTATCTTTTGCCCTGATGCACAGGCAGATGATTTAGAATTTGCATTATGCAGAATAACTAACAAACCCTCCTTCAAACAGGTAGCAAACAACTTGTTTTCAACCTCCCTTGTTATAACAGAAACATGGTAAACTAACAATACAAATCGCACAACAATTAAGGCTCTTTTTAGGGCCTTTTTTGTTATACATATATTTTATATATACTTTTTTCTCTTTAGTAAAAATAAAAAACATATATATTTGTTTGGATAATTAAAAAATAATTTAGAACTTTAGGGAGGTTAACAATGGAGATTAAAATGTATTTAGAAAAATATAAAATGAATTTAAGAGTTGAAGGCAATAATGTATATAGTTACAATACTAAAGTTGCTACTATTGATCATAAGAACAGACAAGTAAGAGCATTAGGCTGGTGGTCAGTAACAACTCAAAAGCACATTAATTATGTGGCTTCTGAATGTAATTATCAATCAATCAAAAAAATAGGTTAAGGAGATTAAAATGAATAAAGATATTTTTAAATTACAATTTAGACAGTTGCAGAATGAAATTAATAGAAGGGAATCTATTGATAACAATCTATGTACTGAATGTTTTTCAAAAGATAAGTTTTATTGTGGTTGTTCAAATAATGTAGTTTGCTTACCATTAAAAGGTGTTCCTAATCAAGATTTGAATATGATGAGATTGCAATTTAGAGAATCTAATGATCCTAATGATGAAGATTATGACATTCCTGTTACTTATCCTGAAGATAATAAAATAATGTTGAGAGGTGCTTTTGCATACCCTGATTATTTATGGTTTACCTTTGTTGATGGCAGATTGATTAGGCAGGTAACTAGTAGGTCTTATAATAAAAATGCTTGTGCTGAGTATGATTATTCAGAAATATATGAGCCTAATGTATATGGTGGCACTTATTCAGAGTTATAAACTTGTTTGGTGCATACAAGGTAGAAGGGCAGCTTTAGGTGATACCACCCCTATACAAAATGCACCAAGAATTTAGGTTAAGGAAATAAAAACAAAATGGAGA